AGTACGAAGAAAATAAGATGTTTTTTAGATGTTTTAGAAAACGATTCACAAATAGCCCGAAAAGTAATACAGCAAATGACACAGATAACTATTTGTAATTATGAAAGATACCAAAGCAATGAAACACAGCAAAGGGCACAGCAAGGGCACAGCAAGGGCACAGCAAGGGCACAGCAAGGACACGAAATAAAGAAAGATAAGAATGATAAGAAAGAAAAGAATAAAGATAATGGCAAACTTTTATTTGGTGAATTTATTAAACTGACTAAAGACGAACACCTTAAATTAATAGAGAAATATGAACCTGATTTTACAAATGCTTGCATTGAAAGATTAGACAATTATATAGGCTCTACCGGCAAGAAATATAAAAGCCATTACAGGACTATTCTTAGTTGGGTGGCAAATGCTGAAATGAAAACAGGAGAATGGTTAAAATGAAAAGAAAAGAATATGAACAAAAGCAAGATAAAGTCAGGCTTGATTATTTTAAAAAACTCGATGCTAAAAAAAACAATGAACCTTGGGTTAAAGATATTCCCGTTGATATGGCATCCGAAAGAGCAATACACCATAAATGTTTATCCTGCGGCAATCCCAATATGGCCGGCCAAATGTCAGGTAGTGAATGTAAGCAATGCGGGATAAATAGATTAGTCAATATATACGGATATTCAAAAGAAAAAGCAATCTACGAATATGAATATAGGCTTCAGCGCAAAGAAGCAAGTATGAAGTTCTATGAGATGGCAAGAAAAAAGAAAGTATCTAATACAAAAAGAAACGATATAGAGGATTTACCTTTCTAATTATGATATTAATATTAATAAAAAAATGGCAGAAAGAACTTGAAACTGCTGGTTTTATAGACCATCAAAAAGGATTACTTATAAGGCAATTTATTAAAGATTTAAAGAAACTTGATAAAATAAAGATAAAGCAAATTAATCTGTTTTAGGATAAATTATGAAACAATGTAAAATATGTGGTGAGGATCTTAGTGGATACGGGCGATATAAATATTGCTTGGGATGTGGTGATTTAATAACTGCATATTATTGCGAACACTCAAAAGAAGGATATAAATGGGCAGTTCAAAAAGTTAAAGAAATCGTTGAAAATAAAAAGGCAAGAAATGAGCGGAGCAATTACTAATGAAAAAACCTATAATTGAAAGAGATATTGCAACTATTACTTCCGCATCTGATAAGGTTTTAAGAGATAATCTATCTCGGGTGCATTTAGGGAAACTTGCAAATTGGATTTCTTCATGGACATCTGAAAATATTAAACTTATGGAAGAATATTCTAAGAGCCCCATCTGTAAAATACATAATGAATACTGGGCATATTTGTTTAAACATCGAGAAGAGAAAGATAAATTAAAAAAAGAACGTAAAAAAATACGAATAGTAGAATGGTAAAAAATGAGCAGGGCAATTACTAAAACTAAACGCAAAATCGGAAGGCCCAAAGGAACCTGGGTAAAATACTCTCCTAAGCATAAAAAAATATTGCTTGCTAATCTTAAAATATATCTTGAAGAAACTGAATATCCGCAACTTGCCGAGTTCTGTTATAACAACGATGTAGATAGGCCCACTATGTATCAATGGCCTGAGTTCAACAACACAAGAAAAAAATTAAGAGAGAAACAACAGGCTTCTTTAGTGCATAATACACTCACCGGGAAGTTCAATCCGGCGATGGCAATATTCTGTCTTAAAAATAATCACGGCTGGCGGGACACCCAGGAAATACAGCACAAAGGCGAGGTGCAACTAACAATCCGTCCGGCATCAACAGACGATGGTGATAATGGCAAACTTTTGGAGGGTAAGAAATGAGTAAAGTTACAATAAATATGACAGATCGGACTTATATCAAAAAAGATAATAGAATTAGTTGTTATGAATCAGAAAGAATATTAAGTAAAATATCAGGTAAAGTAAAGTTAAAGAACTTAATGTTTCATATTTCTTTGAAATCAAAAGAGGATGCAGATATGCTAATGGAAGATTTATATTACGGTGAATATGACGGAGCATGAGTAATGAAAAAAGAAGATGAAAAGATATTAGCTGAAACCTATGGTGCAAAACGGGAAGAATTGGCAGACGCATTTGTAAATTTGCGCCAGGTGATATTAAAAGAAATTACACCAATGTTTGAAATATCAGTCAAGTTATTAGGGTATCTGAGATTCAAAAAATTAGATGAGTAATTTCCTGAACTTAAATAATGCTCGTACTAACGTGGTACGAGGAAGTCAATTGACACCGAGTTGGCTGATTAAAAACTCTCCTACAGAGAAAGTGGCTAATGGCTTTGATATATCGGGCATGTTAGTAAATCTTTGTAGGAGATCGGCGTTCTATGAGTAATTTCCTAAATGTAAATGATCTCTATTACCCGCTTTTAGAAGATCAGGCAAGATACGAAATTTTATACGGAGGTGCAGATAGTGGAAAATCACATTTTGCAGCGCAGAAAATCATTATTCGCTGCCTTAAAGAATCGAACCATCGGATTTTACTTGTTCGTAAAGTTCAGCATACGATTCGCCATTCTCAGTTTCAAATACTTAAGGACATCATTATTCAAGCAGGTTTATTGGGAGAATTCACTCTCGTACCGTCAAATCTGCGAATTGATGGTCCCAATAATTGTGAGATTATTGGAGCGGGAATTGATGACCCCGAAAAGCTTAAATCAATTCATGGAATTACTATTGTCTGGATCGAGGAAGCAACTGAATTATTAGAGGCTGATTTTGAGGAATTGGATCGTAGGGTCAGGGGCAAGAAGGAATTTTACAAACAGATTATGATGTCATTCAATCCTATCAACGATGCTCACTGGCTTAACCATACATTCTTTATGGATCTCCCACCAAAACAACATTGTATCCAGCAATCTAAGCACCGGGATATGTCCGTTACTATCTGTCAGTCAAATTATGAAGATAACAGATATGTAGATCCCTTAGATGCCCGGCGTTACACAACTTTTACAGGCAATACAGCAATCGTCTATACCGTAGGGCTGTGGGGTGGAAAGACTGATCCCGATCAGATTATTACCCACGAAATGATTCAAAACGCTTTTCTTGTAGAACCTGAGGAGGGAGATATTAAACTCGGGGTTGATGTTGCAAGATATGGCGACGACAAGACTGTATTAACTAAGATCAATGGTAATTTTGTAGAGCATATCTGGGTATATGAGCACATGGACACTAACAGGACTTCAAATATTGTCAAGAATATAGCGATTGAACATATCATCGATGCTGATAAAATAGGGGTAGACGGGACCGGCCTGGGCGCGGGGGTAGTAGATAACCTAATAGCCTATGGTATGAAGGTAAAGGATATAGTCGCTGGCTCTAAGGCTGTTGTAGGAGCTTTCAACGATAGAACAATGCACCATGCAGGTTATGTCAATCTCAGAGCACAGATATATTTCTATGCTCGTAAATGTTTTAATGAGGGCATGATTTCATTCCCCGAGAAGACGACCCATATCAAGTTCTTAATAGGTGACTTGACTACTGCTCGCTATCACACGAAAGACGATAAAAGGGTTCAAGTAGAATCTAACGACGAGATTAAATTAAGAATAGGAAGATCACCTGATTATGGCAGTAGTTTTTTATATGGGATCTTTGCAAAGAAAATAGGGGCTGTTCAAAAAATAACTAAAGTGAGATTTATATGAGAATCCCCGATCTCACAGAAAAGCAAAAAGAAGATGTAATTGATCAGTTTATGGAATATAGATATTTGGGAGAGAAAAAGAGGAAAGTAATTAATGATTTAATGTCTAAATATCAGATGACATATAGCCAGATTTGGAACCTTTGTATTATACAAGAAAGAACAAGATTAATCAGGAGAATGAATCATGCCGATAAAATCAATCAAAAGTGATGGCCCGCCGCCGGACAAAGTTCTTATAGCCTATAACGGCGATGCAAGATTTATGGATGAGGTTATTAAAAAACTTCATAAAGAATGGAATATCTGGAAGGGCTTCTGGGAATTTAATAAATTAATGCCTAAAAATACGGCGATTATTTATGATCGATATGATTCAATACTTGTAAATGAGGTCAAGGGTAAGTTATATTATAAGAAAATAAGCAAGGAGGAACGGGATGCCGCGTTCATCAAAGCAAGTCAGGGACGAATATCAGACCCCTTTCAAATTGGCAAAAACTAACTGCTTGTGCGGGCACATCTTCTGGCGGAACAAAAATGCCTTTACAGTAAACTGCCCAAAATGTGGAGTAATTTTAAGGATTAAAAATATAAAGGAGAAATAATGTCAGAGAGAAAATGTGAGTTACCCGCTCAGTTTAGATATACGTGGCCGGGGCAAAAGGAAGAATATTGTTGTGTCGATCATGCGGATCAACTTAAAAAAGTATCTGACGCAATAGGAATGAACTTACAATTTATAAATTTATATGGCCCTTTAGGATTAAAAGAGAGTAAAACAGAAAATATATTTTGTACGTCCATAATTTAGGATTAAAAATGACAAAAAAAGAATTTGATAATCTAAAACGCGGGGATATTGTTAGACACAAAACCGGAGAGTCGTATGTTATAGAACATCCTCTGGGGGGTAGTTATATAGCAGTAAGAACAATTCACGTATCTAATCCGTTTGAATGGGAAAAATATAACAAGGAAAATAATGCCCCCGCCAAATAGTAAAGAAACGCTTAAAGAATACGCCTCCCGGTTTATGTCCGATCCTGCTATGGTCAAAAAACATCCTGATAAAAAACAACGATATATTGTCATGCTATCTCATTGGCAGAAACGACTTGAAAAGCGATTCTTGCTTTATAGGTTAAAACGTATCTACAAAGCCGCAACCGATAAATATGATCGTATGGCGATGAGATTAGCCAACCAGATGTTGGGTGCCTGGGATGAGCAGACTAAGTTTGCTCTTGCCGATGTAATCAGATCGATCAAGGGGACAGGTCCGTATAAGAAAACCGGGCCTATTACCCCGGCTGAGATAAAGAAGAAACTTGATGATATATCTCAGATAATGGGTGAAGACGTTATATCGGTTATGCGGAATCCCGTAAATAGATTCACAGAAGAAATATACTTTGGCGAACTTGCTGAGATAGCCGGGACAAGTGCGGCTTTTAATGTTATTGATGAACGGGCTATTGCCTGGGCTCAACAGAATACAATGTATTGGGTAGGAGAACACTATGGTACGATGCAATCAAAGACAATCGGAGAAATTGCGGCAAAAGTCCTTGAAGAGGGTATGGATAGAAATGCCGCCGGATTATTTCTGCGTAAGAATCTTGGGAAGCAATTTAAAAGATCAAATGCCTACTGGGATCTCTTATCAAATCATGTCGTCACACGATCCAGAGAGTTCGGACGTACTGCTGCATACGAAAAGGCTGGGGTTAATTACATTCGAATTAGCGCAGTAATAGATCATAGGACAAGTAAGATTTGCAAGGAATTAAATGGGAAGATTATACCCGTATCCTGGAATATTAATCTAAGAGACAAATTAATCAACTCAAAAAACCCCGAGGATGTGAAAAAAATAGCCCCCTGGATGAAAGATGCTGAGATTGAAAAAAAGATAGTAGGCAAGAAGGTTAAGGATATGCCGAAACACGTAGGAATGCCGCCTTATCATGCCAGGTGTAGAACAAGGACAGTTAAGGCAAGTGAAGCGCAATGGAGTAAGCAAGATTGAAAATAATCACAGACGAAACATTTATAGTAGCAAAGATAAATCAGATCACTAAGACCGTATTTAAACATATCGTATCTGAACTTCCCCGAATTAAGATGTATATTGATTGTGAATTAGATAGATGTGATTATGACTTTCTAAAGAGTTTAGCAGATAAACCCTATATCGTTTCATTCGATGAGGACTTAATCCCGCTCGGAGTAAGTGAATATATCCCGCCTTTTGAAGCATCAACTATTTATTTGAATGGCCAATATGATGGCATAAAATACAAAGTAGACCTCTATTTAGCCCAAATCTAAATTTATTTTATCTCACCTATTTATTAATAATCATTATTATTTAACAACAAAAACATATTTGTAGTGATTTGCTTTTATCAATACGATATTACTATATTACGTTATCTATAAACGTAAAGGGAGTTTTAATATGGACCCTAAAAGGCGTTTGAGTAATATCGATGTATTGTATATTTCACTCGTCGATAAAGGCGCGAATATGAAAAAGATCGTGTTCAAGAGTGATAGCCTCCCCGAAGCCCCCCCCATTTCTAAGATCGTTGAGATCCTAAAAACCGATGTTGATAAGAAGATGGTTTATGGGATTGTGTACTCCCCGGAGGAGACCGACTCACAGGGCGATGTTGCGTCTGAAAGTGAGATCGAGAAAGCCGCTCATGGCTTTATGAAATACCGGCGATCAGGCAAGATCGACAAAATGCACAACATGGAACCCGAACAAGGGTTCACTGCCGAGACTTGGATAACACGTGAAGATGATGCATTATTCAAGACCGATGCGCCCGAAGGATCATGGGCTGTTGGTATTAAAATCGAGAATGACGAGACGTGGGGTGAGATTAAAAAAGGTGAGATCACGGGGTTGTCGCTGATGGGATCTGCTAATACTGAATCATTGGAAAAATCTCAAGATTCCTGGCTTGATAATCTGATGGAAAAGATCGGATTAAAAAAAGGTGTTTTCGCAGATAAAATAAAAGCCAGTAAAGCAAGACGGATGATGTGGGATTTAACGGATGCTTTCAGTGAAGGGGTTAGAGAAATATTTTCTGATGACTTTAAGGGCGATAAAAAGAAAGCCTTAATGAAGATGGTTGAAGATATACAGGAATATTTTGAAGAGGAATTCCCAGGCGATTTAGAAAAAGCAGGCAGAAAAATCTCAGGTTTTAATACGAAAACGATCCAGACTGCTATTGACGCGCTTAACAATTTATTGGAAGCTACTAAAGTGGCAAAAACGGAGGAATCCGAAATGACAGATGAAGAAATTAAACAAAGCATTGTAGACGGTGTTTCAGAAGGCTTAAAGAAAGCAACCGGGGACTTGAAGAAAGAACTCAACGATAAATTCGATAAGGCCTTTGCGACTATGCAGGATACCGTTACAAAGCATGACAAAACACTTGCCGATCTTAATAAATCCAACGGCTCTAACCAGCAACACGGACAGGAAACAGACGACGAGAAAAAAGCTGCGTTGGAGAAAAAGGGCCAATGGATAGACGAGGCCGGCAAAGTAAGAAATCATATTTTCGCCTAAATTGGAAAGGGGATTATCATGTTTGTAACTGATATAAAAACTCTGCTCCAAAAAAGGTGGACAGAGTTGGCTTTTGTAGAAAAGGCGGCAGTCTTATCGTCAACCGGGGGGCAATTAGCACCCGAAGATGCCGATGCTTTTATTAGTTCCGTAGTTGACAAATCTACATTTCTAAACGAAGTGACGACAAAAAGAATGACCGCAAGTACGGCTTACATAGATGTATTTGCAATCGCAACGCGTCAAATGAGGGTAGCGGTTGAGGCAACCTTAGCATCTACCGCTCAGGCTGTTAATTTTAGTCTGACTATCCCACGCAGGACGTTGACCCCGGTTGAAGTGATATTAGCCCCGGATGTTTCTTATACTTTTCTCCATGAAAATATAGAACGCGCGGCTGCCGAGGCTCATTTGATGGGTGAGATTACAAAAGCAGTCAGGAAAGATATGCTGGATATATGCGAGAACGCCGATGGTTCAACAGCAAGTTTTTTAAATATCAACAC